CACTCGCAAAAGTAGGATTCCTCGATCTCCACCGGGTCATGGTCCTGAAGATAGCGTCGTACCTCCCGCTCTTCGTCTTCGGGTTTTTTTTTCTTTTCTTCCATCCAGGCGAATTCGTCGACTGAGAAAGAAGACTTAGTTGGGGCCAGGAACCATGATCCAATTTTGCCTCGGACGGACTGAGAAAATCCGTAACGGACCCGAGACTCCATGACCAGTTTGGCCTTTACATAGTCGACGATCTTGTCTGCACGAAACTCACCCAGACCACCGTACCTTTTCGGGATCCAGCGCCTAACCTTGTCCGCCAAGCCCCAGTTCTCGAGCATTTCGTCTGTCCATCCCTCCCAGAGGTGAGCCTCTTCCCAAGACTGAGTCCCATTCTCTTTCGAGACACTTTGTAATAGGACTGAAAGTCTAGGCACGTTCAGCTTCTTATCGTGCCTAAATAGCATCGAGTTTACGGTCCAGTACTCTTTGCTGAGAAGAGATTTCCCCCGAGACGGAACACCTCCGACAATTGGTACGTCCTCTTCCCACGCCAGACACATCTCTAGAGTGTCGCTCTTCGCGACATCGTCTCCGTTGATGCCAACTTTCTGGAACGTGCGGATTTTTTTTGGCGTATCCAAGACGAAACGATCTCGGAAAGTGGCTATGCAGAACGAGATCACGCACAGGATTGGGAAGGAGTAAAGGGACCCCATGAGCTGTCCCCTTCGCTGTTGGAAGATCTTCTTTTTTTTTTCTTTCCCCTTTCCGACCGTCACTTCCAAGCGTGCGCGCGTTGTGCAGCCATATACCAGGTCTTTGTCCTCCTCAGAAAGTCCCCACTTCTCGGCGACGACCTCGAATGCCGTCTCGAACGCCTCGCTCCGAAAGTTGTCCGTAGCTGCAGAGAGATCCCCAGATAGGTACCAGTTCCCTTGCGAGAACCCTGGGGCAGACTCGAGCCAAAGTTCAGGCTCGCGCCCAAAAATTGACCAGTCACATCTCCGCACGCATCGGCCCATCCACGGATTGAGGAATTCAAACCGGGAGCAGATCAAAGGAGCAACCGTAACGACACGAACTTTGCCGCGGGAATCGATGGCAGACACCCGTACCCGATCTGTCTGAACCTGGTCTAGTTCGCAAGATTCCTGGTAGGCGTCCCAGTCAAAAGTCCGTTTATCGTCGCTAAAGAAGTCCTTCAGCTCCAGCATTTCTGCCGCCTTTCCGCCTTGTGAGAGTGGCCTTTCGTAGCAGGCAGCCCGCCGAACTTCGGGCGCCAGTCGATTCGTTCCGACAGGTAGAGAGAAAACTGCCTCAGAGACTCGCCGGATCCACTCCCTCATCTCCGGCCACCTTGGATCCTCTGGCGCAGGGGAGGTTACCCTTTCCAGAAAGCTCGTCAGCGCCTCCTTGCGCTTTCTCGGTGAGCTAATGCCAAGGGCCTTCTTCGCTAGGAACTTTGCGAATTGGGTCCGAATGACAGACTCGGGATGCACCGCGAGTCCTGGACTTGATCTAAGGGAACCTATCATAGTCTCGAGTTGTTCCTCTGCATCGGAACTGGAGAAAGACGTTTGTACGAAGGAGGGATGTACCCCAAGATCCCTCTGAAAACTTCGAAAAAGGCTGTCGACATTCTCCTTGGCCCATTGCTCGACAAGATCAAATTCGAGCTCGCTGTGTTCATGGTCCTTATAACCTTGGCTGCATACACAAACCCCAGCAGGGAACTTGCCAGGATCTGCGGAGAGAAACTCTCTTGCAAAGCGTAGGTTCTCTTCACGAACAGCTCGGCGTTCGGAAATAG